ACTGTAATGGCAGCTGTTAATTCTATCAATAAAAACTTTTTGTCACCATTAGGGTATAAATTTACTCTATCAAGAGCTCCTGCCATCAGTTATAATGTGCAGAGCTTGAGACTTCCTGGAATCCAATTAAGTAATGGTGAAACCCCCACACCGTTTGTTCCTATTCCAGTTACCGGTAAAATTTCATATAATGCTTTTGGTGTAACATTTCGTCTTAATGAAGATATGACAGATTATCTTGAAATTCATAACTGGATGGAAAGTCTAGGATCTCCGGTTGATTTTACTGGTTACAAAGCTTTAGAAGATGCACAAGTTGGATCAACCGATATGTTAACATCCGATATTAATGTATCTATTATGAATTCGAGTATGAATCCAAATATTCGAATCGATTTTTTTGATGCATTTCCGATTGGAATTGGAGATGTTGAATTTAATACAGTAGATACTAGTGTCAATTATATTGAATGTAGTGTAGAATTTAGGTATCTCAGGTACGAGATAAATATCTTATAAGAGATTATTATGAAAATTGATGACATTTATAATGAATGGGAAAAAGATTCCCAGATCAACCGAACTGAACTTGGTGAAGAATCACTCAAGATCCCAAAACTCCATCACAAATATTTCAAGATTTTTACGCATGAACGCTTGATTCTACGTAAACAAGAAGCAGATCTAAAACTGTTGAAACTTGAAAAACAAGAGTTTTACACACTAGGTCCGACAGAAGAAACACACGAGCGTGGATGGCAATTGCCCCCTCGTGGTAAAGTATTAAAATCAGAAGTATCTCATTATATCGATGCAGATAAAGATATTATTAATTTATCTTTAAAAATAGGTATTCAACAAGAAAAAATAGAATTGTTAGAATCTATTATTAAATCTTTGACAGGAAGAGGATTTAATATCAAGGCGGCGATCGATTGGGAAAAATTCCAAGTTGGAATTTAAGGTGGGTATAAATAAAGGCAGGAGATGCTCTAACATCTCCTGCCAACATATAAGCTAATGGAGTAGCTAACATGTCTAATAGTATTTATGATCCGATCGCCGAAGCTTTAAACCTAGATCCAATCCACCATAATTTTGATAAATTTGTATTAATGTCCTCGGGAAGACTTGACCATCGTGGAGAACTAAATCCTTTTTATGGCTTAAACCATACCGAAGATTCAAAGAAAAAAATGTCAGAAACTCGAATTCGCGAAGGTACCTTTAAAGGTGAAAATAATCCAATGTTTGGTAAAAGCGCTAGACCTATGTTAGGTAAAAAGCACAGTGAAGAATCCAAGAAAAAAATGAGTATCTCTGCTAAGAAGCGCGGAGCGAATAGAACCGGTGCATTTACTGAAGAGCAAAAGAAAAATATTAGCAAAGGCCTTTTAGCAAGACCAATTATAAAATGCCCGCATTGTTCTATGGAAAGTAAAAATAATGCTAATATGGTGCGATATCATTTTGATAATTGCAAGTTTAAAGTAGGTATATAATTGAGTAAAATTCACCTTAAACATATTAATAATGTACATGTAAAAGTAGAATGTGAACCATCAACTCTTCAAGAGCTGTCGGATCAGTTTACATTTTTTGCAGAAAATTATAAGTTTCATCCCAAATACAGAGCTCGTATGTGGGATGGAAAGATCAGACTTGTAAATGGTCTTACAGCGTATGTTTATGCTGGCCTTGCAAAGCACATTAAAAAGTTTTGTGATAGTAGAGGATATGAATTTACTTTTGATGATGAACTTTATTATGAAAACGTTTCCGAACATGAACTTCGGGCATTTATTGAAACTTTAGGGATACCAAAAAAATATGATATTCGCGATTATCAATTTGATTCTGTTCTTAAGTGTATTCGCTCCGGTCGTAGGACTCTGGTTTCTCCTACGAGTTCTGGAAAATCGTTAATGATTTATGTACTGATGCGTTGGTATCAGGAACATAAAGGTCTTGTAATAGTTCCTTCTATAGGACTTGTCGGTCAGATGGAATCTGATTTTAGAGATTACGGATATACTGGAAATATACACCTATCAACACAAGGTTTATCAAAAGAAAATAATATTCCATGTGATCTTGTAATTACAACATGGCAATCATTAAATAATGGCAAAACAAAAATGCCAAAGAAGTGGTATGAACAATTCGGTGTAGTATTTGGAGATGAGGCACATCATGCAAAAGCAATGTCATTGGTACAAATTCTTAGTTCTATGGTTAATTGTAAATACCGGTTTGGTACTACAGGAACCCTTGATGGCACACCACTCAACGAACACACAATTGAGGGGTTGTTCGGTCCAAAGTACAGCGCAGTCACAACCAAAGATCTCATGGACAGTGGCTACGTCTCAAAGCTCAAAATTAAATGTATTGTGCTCAAATACCCAGAACAAATCTGCAAAGACGTTAAAGGAAAATCTTACAATGAAGAGATTGACTTCCTTGTTAATAATGCAACACGCAATAAATTCATCAGAAACCTCAGTCTCTCCTTAAACGGAAACAAACTTGTATTTTTTAGGATAATTGATCATGGCAAACAACTCCGTGACTCCGTTCATGATTCTGGGGCTAGTAACGTATTTTACATCGATGGATCTGTGTCAGGCAGTGAAAGAGAAGATATTCGGAAAGCAATCGAAGAAGAAGAAAATGCAATCTTAATTGCTTCATTAGGAACTACATCAACTGGTGTAAGTATTAAAAAATTACATCATATGATTGCTGCTTCTCCTTCTAAGTCTAAAATTAAAGTATTACAGTCAATTGGACGTATGCTTCGTATGCATGAACAAAAAGAACAAGCAGTTTTATATGATATCGTAGATGATCTTTCTTATAAATCACATCAGAATTTTACTCTTAAACATTTCTTAGAAAGATCTAAAATTTATGATGCCGAGAAATTTGATTATGAGATCTATAATGTAAAGGTTTAAAAATGATTCAAATAGTCAAACTAATTAATGGCGATGAAATAATCGGAGAAGTTGAAGGTGACTTTTCCGAATTTTATAACATCTATGAACCATTTAATATGACACGTGTTGATGTTGAACAATACGGAATGGGCGTTAAACTTGATTATATTTTAGCGTATTCACAAAATAACTGTGTCACAATAAAGAATAATAGTGTAATATACAATTATAAGCCGTCAGAGAATCTAAAAAATTATTACGAGAAGCTCGTTGAATATAAGAATGAGCATGATCCTGATGCACTCATTAAAGAAACTATACAGAATATGGAAGAGATGGATAATCACTACCGAAAACTAATTAGTAAACGCCTTATAGGAGGAGAAGATGTCAACTAAGGGGAATGACAGTGCCTAAAAAGAAAACAAATCATTATATTGATAACAAGAAATTTTATGGTGAAATGATACGTTTCCATAATGCTTGTCAAAAAGCAAAAGAAGAAGGTGAAGAACGCCCACGTATACCAGAATATGTAGGCGAATGTATTATGCTTATTGCACAAAGACTTTCGACTCGACCTAATTTTATTGGATATTCATATCGAGAAGAAATGATTGGTGACGGTATTGAAAACTGTTTGGCGTATATTCACAATTTCAATCCTGATAAATCAAATAATCCTTTTGCGTATTTTACTCAAATCATTTATTATGCATTTTTGCGTAGAATACAAAAAGAAAAGAAACAAATGTATATTAAACACAAGAGTCTTGAAAATAGTATGATTATGAATACTCTTGTTGATATGGCACCAGAAGATAAAACCCAATTCAATGCCGCATACATTCATGTATCTGAAAAATTAGATGATCTTATAGAGAAATTTGAAGCGCCCAAACCTCAAAAGAAAGTAGAAAAAAAGGGCATTGAAAAATTTATAAAGGACGATCCAAATGAGAAATAATGTTCCTGCGCTTGTTCAGCAGATCCGAGAAAATATGATGGATAATTCCAATCCAGAAAATATTAGATATAATTATATGATCTCAATGGAAAATATTCGTGATTTTGCTGATCGGGCTCTTCATGATTATAATCGAGCTTCTAATAAAAAGGCTCGCCGGTGAAAGTAGCTATTCTTGGCGATACACATTTTGGTATACGCAACGATAATAAATCCTTTCATGATTACTATGAAAGGTTCTATGATGGTGTATTTTTTCCATATCTTAAAGAGAATGGAATTAAAAGAATCATTCAATTAGGTGATCTTTTTGATCGCCGTAAGTATATTAATTTCTATACATTGAAAAGATCTAAAGAATATTTCTTTAATAAAATTATAGAAAATGATATTCGAATGGATGTTTTTGTAGGTAATCATGATACTTATTTTAAAAATACAAACGAAGTTAATTCTCCTGAACTTCTTTTAGAAGATTATAAGGATAATGTTTTTGTATATTCTGAACCACAAGATCTAGATCTAGATGGTACTAGTGTTACTCTTTTACCATGGATTTGTACCGGAAATTATCAACAGTGTATCGATCACATTAATAATACTAGTTCACAGATTTTGTTTGGACACCTAGAGCTTGTTGGTTTCCAAATGTATCGTGGTGCAATTAATGACCATGGTATGGATGCAAGGATTTTTGATAAGTTTGATATGGTAATGTCCGGACACTTCCATCATAAGTCTTCCCGAGGTAATATTCATTATCTTGGCACACCATATGAAATGACCTGGTCTGATTATGATGATCCAAAAGGATTTCACATTTTTGATACTGAAACACGTGAACTTGAATTTATTCAGAATCCTCATACAATGTTTCAAAAATGGTTTTATGATGATACTGCCTGGGAGTCTTTTGAAAAGCTTGATGAATTTAATTATGATTCTGCCTCAAAAGCTTATGTTAAAGTTATAGTCAAGAATAAAGTAAATCCATTTTGGTTTGACACATATATTGATCGGCTTGAAAAAGCAGATGCTCTTGATATTCAAGTTGTTGAAGACAATCTTAATTTGCAACTTGAAAATGACGAAGATATTGTAGACGAAGCAGAAGATACTCTTACAATTTTATCTAAGTTTATAGATCAATGGGATACATCTGTTGATAAAACTAAACTTAATACATTTCTAAGAGATTTACATCACGAAGCTCTATCGGTAGAATAATATATGATTTATTTTAAAAAACTTAGATGGCAAAACTTATTGTCAACTGGTAATGTAATGACTGAACTTGATTTAAATCGTAGTAAATCAACGTTGGTTATTGGTGAAAACGGAGCAGGCAAGTCAACAATGCTTGATGCTTTGTCTTTTGTATTATACGGAAAAGCTTTTCGTAATATTAATAAACCACAATTAATGAACTCTATGACAAATAAAGGACTATTGGTTGAATGTGAGTTCTCAATTGGAAAAAATGAATACCTAGTAAAAAGAGGAATGAAGCCTACACTGTTTGAAATTTACCAAAATGGTGAACTAATTAATCAAAATAGTACTACAAAAGATTATCAAGATTTCTTTGAGAGAAACATTTTGAAATTAAGTTTCAAATCTTTCGGTCAAATTGTTGTTCTAGGCTCTGCTAATTATCTTCCTTTTATGCAACTTCCTGCACATTCTCGCCGAGAAGTGATTGAAGATCTATTGGATATTCAGATTTTTAGCACCATGAATACTCTCCTAAAAGAAAAGATATCAAAAAACAAAAGTGACATTCTGGATGTTGACTATCGCATTGACTTGATTAATAATAAAATTGAATTAGCTGAAAAACATTTGATAACTCTTCGTACAAATAATGACGAATTGATTAAAGCTAAAATGGATATGATTGATGAGTTAAATGATAGAATTCACGAGCAGACTCTAATTATTGATACAACTACAACACAGCTTACAGAGCTTCAAACTAGTATTGTAGATTCCGAAAAAGTTTTATCTCGTAAAAATAAACTTGTTAATATGGAAGGTGAACTAGAGAAAAAAGTTGCAAAGTTCAAGAAAGAAATTAAATTCTTCCACGATCATGATAACTGTCCTACGTGTAAGCAGGGCATTGATCACAATTTTAAAGACGAGTGGATTGACAAAAGAACCAAAAAGTCTGATGAGATCTCAGATGCAATGTCAAAAATTGAACATCAAATTGAAATTGTTGAAACACGCCTAAACGAAATTACTGCAATTAATAGACAGATTACAGAACTTAATTCGCAGATTACAAATATAAATGCTGATATCAGATCTTGGCAAAATTCTATTAAAACATTAAATGAAGAGATTAAATCGATTCAAAACAATACGGTAGCCATTGATAACAGTAACGAAGATATTGATGAGTATAAGAAAAATCTAAAAATAACGAAAACACAAAAAGAAGATCTCATCTATCACAAAAATATTCTTGAAGTTTCAAGCGTTCTGCTTAAAGACACAGGAATTAAAACTAAAATTATTAAACAATATATTCCCATAATGAACAAGCTTATTAATAAATATCTTGCAGCTATGGATTTCTTTGTGCAGTTTGAATTAGATGAGAGCTTCAATGAAACTATTAAATCACGTCACAGAGATGATTTCTCGTATGCCTCTTTCTCCGAGGGAGAAAAAATGCGCATTGATCTCAGCCTTATGTTTACCTGGAGGGCTATTGCTAAGCTCCGTAATAGTGCTTCGACCAATTTGCTTATCATGGATGAAGTCTTTGACTCATCACTTGATGCAGGTGGTACAGAAGAATTCATTAAAATTTTGGAATCGCTCACACAAGATACAAACACCTTTGTTATTAGTCACAAAGGAGATCAACTCTTCGACAAATTCCATTCAGTAATTAAATTTGAAAAACATAGCAATTTTTCAAGAATTGCTGCTTAGACTATGTACAAATATATGACGGTGTGGTACTGTAATACCATGATTGATTATGAAAGGTTTTTTAATGACTAAATATATTTGGATTGAAGATACGTTTGGTGCCGAACACTATGTTAATTTAGATCATATTATAAAAGTAACTATAGATGATAAATTAAATCAATATACGGTGTGCTTAACAAATTCAACTCATATTAAACTTGCTACAGATAGTGGAAGTTCCCATGAGCTAGTGGTACACAAAATTAATGAGGCACTATACTCAAGATGATAAGACAGGTAGTAGATTATAAAAATCCTATTCTTAAAGAAGAGATGCCGGCGTTTGATTTTTTAAATCCGATTATGGATCCTATCGAGCTGTATACAGATCTTGCAGAAACAATGCGTGATCAAGACGGCATTGGTCTTTCTGCTAATCAGATTGGTATTCGAACCCGTGCATTTGTAATGAGAGCCGAAGAAATTATTGGTGTTTTTAATCCAAGAATTGTTGATGTATCAGATGAAACTATCTATCTTGAAGAAGGTTGTCTCAGTTACAGGAATCTATTTGTAAAGATTAAAAGACCTAAATCAATTCGTGTGAGGTTTACACATCCGGACGGTAAAACTGAAACGCGTGAATTTGATGGTATGACTGCACGGTGCTTTCAGCACGAATTAGATCATCTAGATGGAATTATCTTTACTCGTCGTGCGAATTCAGTGCATTTGAATCAGGCAAGAAAGATTGCCAAAAAAATGAATAGAAAATATGGCCTGTTAAAGCCAAAAGGTGAATTATCACAAGAAGCGAAGGATATGATGGAATGGCTCAAAGCGTGATTACAAACTGGGTATATGACATTGCGGATATGCACGATAAGTATGGCGTGAATGAAGCCGTACGTAAGCTAGATTCTGAGAAGCTTCGTAAATTTCTTGAATTTCGTGTTGCTTTTCTTGAAGAAGAATTGACCGAACTTAAAGACAATATGAACAATCCTGAAGAGATTGTCGATGCGTTAATTGATCTTTGCGTTGTAGCTATTGGTACACTTGACGCATTTGAAATTGATTCTTACAAAGCTTGGAATGAAGTTCACAAAGCTAATATGAATAAAGAAGTCGGTGTGAAAGAATCACGACCGAATCCTCTTGGTCTGCCTGACTTGATCAAGCCCGAAGGTTGGACCGCACCAAGCCATGCCGGCAACCATGGTCTTCTCACAAAAATATAATTTTTTAAAAAAAAGTATGTACAATTAATCCATTCTGTGTTATAGTAAAACTATAATGAAGAAAGGTTACTTGCTATGAAAATTTGGGCTGAAGATTTTGAACCTAAGGCTGTTGCTCAATATTCGGTGCCTTTTGCATCGTATAGCCGCCGCACATGCGAGCAATGGGTTGCTCGTCAGGACAATCCTGACTTGTATTCTATTTGGG